TCTGGGAAACCAGATGTTCCAATATGCAGCAGGATATGCAGCATCAAAAGCACTAGGCGAAACTCTAGAGCTAAATACTACCTTTTACGACACAAACAAAAGTAGAGAGTTTGGACTAGGGGTTTTCCCTATATCGTTTCCAGTAACAAACAATACTGCCGAGCCGATAGAGGAAAAACAGCATAATTACCAAGAGATCACCAAATCAGGAATGATGGTGGGATATTGGCAAAGTGAGAAATACTTTGACTTTGTAGAAAATGAGATCCGACAGGAGTTCAGATTACCAAAGTCAAATATAGTTGATGATTGGGTAGCTGTAACAGTCCGCAGAGGCGATTATTTAGCCTTGCCTGATGTGTTTGCCCAACTCGGAGAAGAATACTATGGTGAGGCGATTAAAGCCTTTCCAGACCATAAATTTATAGTTTTTTCAGACGATCCACAATGGTGTAAAAGAAACTTAGCGTGGGCAGATCATGTCATGCCTTGCTCTGCACCAGAACAAGATTTGGCATTGCTTTCTAGCTTCAAAAACCATATCATAGCTAATAGTTCATTTGGCTGGTGGGGAGCTTGGCTTGCCAATGGAAAGAAAGTCATTGCACCTAAGAATTGGTTTACCAATGGGCTAGATGACTCAGATTTAATTCCTGATAGGTGGATCAGACTTTGAAAAGACTACTAGAAGTTGTAGATGGTGAAGTAAGAACAATTCACTCGGATGGCGAGGGTGGGATTATAATCCATTCTCAGACCGACTTAACCGATTTCGCAGAGCATACAAAAGCCCAATATAATGCAAACCCTGGCAAAACAGGGTGGTCGGATGAGTTGTTCGACCCAAAGAACAAAATAGCAGAACTACCTCTAGCAATTATCAATGACCTAAATGCCAAAGGCATTATGAGAGGCTTTTACATAGTCGATCAGAAAGCCCTCAAGGCATGGCTAAATAACCCTGAGAACAAGGTTTTTAGGACTAGGGGAGGTGAAGTATGAGGATCGCTATTTTAATCCCTGCTAGGGGTCAAATGGAGGTCGCTACAGCCTTTGATTTGGTGGCAATGTGTGCTTATACCATTAAGACAACAAAGCATGATATAGACCTTTTTACTAGCGCAGGCACTCTGATATTTGACCAGAGGAATAACCTAGTAAAAACAGCCTTAGAAGTTAAGGCAGACTATCTACTGTTTGTAGATGCGGATATGCGGTTTCCAAAAGATACCCTAAAAATCTTAATGGCTCATGATAAAGATATTATCGGAGTCAATGCGACTACAAGGTCTGAACCTGTCAAACCGACAGCTAAGAACTTCCTAATACAAGAGGATGGATCAGTAGATTGGCTGCCAATCTATTCCAATGCTAAATCAGGCATCGAGAAAGCCGATGGCATTGGATGCGGTGTAATGCTGATTAAGCGCAAAGTAATCGAAGCAATGGAAGAACCTTACTTCTACTTTGAGCAGTTAGGCAACAATAAGTTATTAGGTGAGGATATTTACTTCTGCATTAAGGCAAAAGATGCAGGATTTGATACCTGGGTAGACCATGATCTATCTAAAGGCATCCGACATATAGGACAATATGTCTATGGATGGCACAACATCGAATTACCAAAAGATTAAGAGAGAGCTATGCCTTATACCAACTATTCCGATCTAAAGACATCGGTGGCTAACTATTTAGGTCGGTCAGACCTAACATCAGTTATCCCCGATTTCATTCGATTTGCCGAGCTAAGAATGGCTAGGGATCTTCGCACAAGAGAGATGTTAAAGTCTGCTACAGCTCCGACAGTAAGTGGTGATGGCAAGGTAGCTCTGCCTACAGATTTCTTAGAGATCAGAGATCTCCATATTCAAGGCAATCCAAGGATGCCTGTAACTTACTTATCTCCTAGTTCATTTACAAGAGATGCACCAGCAGATGAGTCAGGAAAGCCTGTGTATTACACCATCTTGGCATCGGAGTTCGTATTAGCTCCAGAGCCAGATACAAACTATACCTTAGAGATTCTTTACTATGCCAAGCCGACAGTATTATCGGACAGCAATGCCTCTAATGTATTCTTGGCTAACTATCCTGATGCCTTGCTCTATGCAAGCCTTTTGGAAGCAGAGCCATACCTAATCAATGATGCTCGCAGTCAAACTTGGGCAGCCTTGTATGACCGAGCAATCAACAATATCTCGAATGCTGACCAGAATGGTGAATATTCGGGTGTTCCTCTACAAATGAAAGTAACCTCTCGATAAGGAATCAAAATGGCTGAAATGTCAAACTACCTAGAGAATGCACTAATCAATGCGACTCTAAGAGCAACAACCTTTACTTCTCCTGCTGCTGTTTATGTCAGTCTGCATACCGCAGATCCAACAGATGCAGGAACTGGCACAGAGGTTAGCGGTGGATCATATGCTCGCCAATCAGCGACATTTGGCGCACCTAGCAATGGCGCATCTGCTACTTCTGCTGATATTACTTTCCCACAAGCCACAGGCAATTGGGGAACAGTAACTCATATTGGTATTTGGGATGCAAGCACAAGCGGTAACCTTTATTACCATACACAATTGGATGCATCTAAAACCATAGACACAGGCGATATTTTCAAGATTGCATCAGGAAGCCTGACAGTAACATTGGCTTAATATGCCAGCAGATTATTGTGGCGCATTTACAATTGACAACATCGATCAGTTCGGGACTCTTGAACAGATCCTTGTTTCATTTGATGATCCTGCATGGAACTCGACTAGCACCTGTATCTACTATGGAGATGCCAGCATCTCTGGTGTCGCTAGTTCTAGTGCTAATGGCTATGCGATAAGGAATGCATCAGGATCTGTAACAGGAATAGGAACAGTAACTGCTAGTGGAATTAGAGTTGCAAACGCATCTGGTTCAATTACAGGTGATGCCACAGTAACTGCTAATGGATTTGCAATTCGTAGTGGATCAGGAGCAGTAACAGTTCAAGGAACAGTCAATGCAGAAGCGATCAGAGTTAGAACAAGCACAGGATCTATTTCGGCTCTGGCTGTGGTCTCGGCAAATGGATATGGAATATTTGCAGGATCTGGTGCAGTCTCAGCTACAGGCACAATATCGGCAGATGCTATTAGGATTAGAACAAGTTCTGGCTCTATTTCAGCATCAGGGTCTGCCTCTGCATCAGCCATTCGAGAAAGACTAAGTTCTGGCAGTATAACAGCAACAGCAACAGTAACTGCATTAGGTGGTGTGCAATATAGTGGTGATGCATCAGTAACTGCATTTGCCACAGTTGCAGTAAGCGCACAAGCAATCTATAGCGCAGTAGCAACAGTAAATGGTATAGCCCTAGTCAATTGCTTTGGCAGAGTTCTAGGCGATAATTGGACAGACGAAACAGTAGGCACAGAGGCTTGGACAGGCATCACACCTAGTGCAACAGTATGGACTGTGGCATCAGCAGGATCAGAGACTTGGACAGCCACAGCAGCAAGCACTACTGTATGGACATACATATCTAGCGGAAACTCACAATGGCAATAAGTAGAATAACTTTCGGAGAGTGGACTCCAGATCAGCCAGGAATTACCAATGGCTTACAAAGGGCAGAAAATGTCTTTTCTAAAGCTGTAGGATATGGTGCTATCAATGCAGCAGAGGAATACTCTGGTGCAGCATCTGAGAATCTTACAAATGTAGTTGCAGGAAAAACAGCAGCAGGAGCTACAGTTGTATTTGCTGGTGGAGCTACAAAGTTATTCAAATTAGATACAGGTGATCTATCTTTAGATTCTGTAGTAAAGGCTAGTCGCACAATTACCAATGTCGCAAAAACTAGCCAAGTAGTAACTATTACTACATCTGTAGCGCATGGATTTTCTGTAGGAGATTCTGTAACAGTAGCAGCAACTTCTACAACAGCAGTTAATGGAACTTTTAATGTAGAAACAATTACTTCTACAACTTTTACATACAATCAAGCTGGTGGCAATATTGGATCAACTGCCGATACAGGCACAGTCAGTTTCCAATATTCAACACCTATAAACCAAAGATGGCGATTTACACAATTTGGCAATGTCTTAATTGCTGCCAATGGTGGAAACCGATTGCAGGGATATAACTTAAATAGTTCTTCTACATTCCAAGACCTAGCAACAGATGCTCCTCAATCTCGGTATGTAACAGTAGTTAGAGACTTTGTAGTTTCTGGATATGTTAATAGTTCGACTGTTTATCCATACAGGG